AGATTGTTTATCAATAAACTTTTCAGCTAATGCTTGAGTAGGAAAAACATATTTCCCTACTCTAACAGATTTCTTTTTACTTTTTTTCTTTGTTACTTTTTTCATCTTTAGGTATTGACTCATTTAAGATTTTAACAATCTCCTGTGCTTGTGGTAAATAAGCAATAGGTAGAGAATTAATAACTTGATTAACCTTTTGAATTTGTTCTTCTGTAATTTTCATAATATAGTTTTTTAAATTTGTATTAAATATACAAAAAAATATTTATATTACTCTGCTCCTCCAATTTGCATTTGCACAGAAGAAGGGTTTATTTCTTGCTCTATTTGTGCATCTAAACCAGCATATAATGAAGCTACTTTTTCTTCTCCCATTGCTTCTTTAGTCCAAGCTTCTACATCAGCTTCAGTTAAGTCTGCGAAAGGAATAAATGCTCCTTCTGGTGCTGGTACTACTTGAGTTCCATATACACTAGCAGAGTAAAATTCATCTTCAGGGTTTTTTTGGTCAGACGTAGCTAATACAGACCAGTGTACGTTATATACTACATCGCTGTTACCACCCTCGCTAGGATATACATCTACTGTTTTACAATTCCATTTATAAGATTGTGCCATAATTTTAATTTATTTATTTATTTATTGTTATTTATTTTTTTTCGCATTGACATTCTAAAGCTTCTAATTTTGCAGATAGTTCTTGTATTGACTTAACTAATAAAGGAACTATTTTAGAATAATCAACACCTTGTGGTTCTATACTTCCATCTTCATTTATTGCATCTTTTTCTCCATTTACTGCATCTGGTAAAACTTCTTGAAGTTCGTGAGCCATAACTCCATAACTTCTGCTTTCATCTGTTTTCCATTTAAAGTCATAAACAGGTATTTTAGAAACTTTATCAAGTCCGTTAAAATCTTGTAAATCTTCTTTTAATCTATAATCAGAACTTGTAACATATTGAGTTGCTGTGCCATTTGTTGCAATATATCCAACTTGACCATTTGGATTGAAAAAGTCTATTAAACCTGCTGCTCCTGTGGTTGATGTTGCCATTTTAAGAATCATTCTATCTACATTTGACTTATGAAATCCACTACCATAAATAGAAGTTCCATTAGGTAGTCCTGTAGTTCCAATTAATAAATCTCCATCATCATTTATTCTCATTCTTTCTGAAGTAGTACCAGACAGATTAGTAAGAAAAGTTAAAGATGAATTAGCACCTAAAGAACTTATAGTACCTATTTTACTAGCTGATTTAAATATAGCAACACCACCATCTGCTGGATTACTAGCTGCTTGTACAAAAATACCTTCAGTATCTACTAAACTATCTTGATTTACTACTAATTTAGCTGATGGACTATCTTCATTAATTCCCAATTTACCTCCTGAAGTAAGTCGCATTCTTTCTGCGTTGTTAGTACCAAATCTTAAATCGTTGTTAGTATATTGCCAAATATCAAAATAACCTGTTGAATTACTATATTCAACCCAAGATTTAAATGTAGTACCTTGAACAAAAGCTAAAGTTTCAGAGCCACTTGCGTTTGCATTGTTTATTCTTATTCTATGAGTTGTTGCACTATTTCCTGCAACTTCTAAAACATCATTCGGACTCGAAGTACCCACGCCCAAATTACCTAAAGAATCTAGCCTCATTCCTTCTGCATCATTAGTTTTAAACTGCATAAAATTGTTGCTATGGTCATAATATATTCTTCCTACATTACCATCTGATGCATCTGAAAATTCTATTAAACTTGAACCTGTATCTGAACCTCTTAAATTCAAAGTAGCATTGTCAGAATCTATCTTAAGTATTCCATTTTGATTAACTAACACTTGATTTGTTGTATCTGACTTTCCGTTTGGTCTTAAAAATACAGTTCCAGCTCCAGTAGTTGATAACGTAACATTTGAATCACTTGAATTAAAATGAGTATTGGCAATTACATCTCCTGTAAAAGCTCCATCTCCTGTTACTGATATACCTGAACTTGTAGTAGATAGTTTAGTTACGTTATTATGTCTCATTGAAGAATTAGCACCTTCAACAGTTTGAAAACCTATTGTTCCGTTTGTACCCCCAATATTAACTTGTGTAGAACCTCTTACGTTTAACGTACCTGTTCCTGTATCTACAATATAACTAGCTACACTATCGTGAAATATCTCAAGACCATCTCCTAAAGTACCATAAATAGATTTTACATTGTCATTGTGAGTAGTGTCTCCTGTCATTGTACCACCAGCTAAAGGAAGGAAAACTCCTGTACCTCCACCAGTTACAAAGTTTGCTGGTGTTATTTGAACATTCTCTGCTCCATTATACCCTACAATGTGAGATACATCACTAGTGCTAGTTTTCAGTACAAATTCGCTAAATTTTTTATTTGCCATTTTATTTTATTTTATATTATTGAAATTCTGTTATTATAAATTCGTTATTCGCTTCTGTAAGAAGGTAATCTCCATTTTCTGCTATTATCTCAAAAAATGTAGTAGGTGTACAATCTACATATGGCTTATAAACCAATCCCCAATTGACAGTATTATCACAAACTCCATCTCCCCACCAAGTTATACCAGTCGGCTTTATATATATGCTTCCCCACATTTATTTATTTCTTTTTATTTTGTAGTTTATAACTACGTTCCACGTATTGTTTTCTGTCCACATATTCTAAATACCTTTTTAGTTTTACAATATTTTCTTTTTTTTGTTTATATCTTATAATACCCATCCACCAAAATCTGCGTTAGCTGTATCTGGATAAGTATCGTCCTCTGTGTTAGAGTTATACTCTGGATACGTATTTTGATTATATACCATAAAGTCAATAAAATTATTTGTGTAAAATTGTGCTATATCTCTATATTTTTCTACTAAATAATCAACTTCTTCTTTGTCTACTGTTACACTACTTTCGCTTGTGTGTTTATATACCCCACCATTAGCCACTGTATAAGCAGCAAAAGGCATATAACATACTAATGCCCAATAAATAGTCATAGGCTTCACATACGTCTCTAAAAGCGTCTTATATGAAACGTTAGCTGGGTCGTTTATTGTTCCAGCTATAATTAAATCTTGTAACTTTTCTAAAAGTTTTGTTCCTAAATAATTTTGTACCTCTGTATCTTGTGCAATCTCTACCATATAGATAAACTTATCTGGGTCTACATTTCCAGAAAGTACAGAATACCTTTTAATATCTTTAGTTGTTATAAATAATGCTTTTGCCATTTCTTATCTTATTTAGGGTACGCTCCTCTATTAGGCATATTCTCTGGCGCAATTCCAGCTTGTTTTGACCCTCTTGGGTTTTTCATATAACTTTTAGGAATAGTTCTTGTCTTTTTATAGTTTCCTAAATTATCTGATGGCTCTGTATTGCTTTCAAGTCTATATAAGACCTTTTTCCATTTGTGTCTACAGTATATACCACCTTTGAATTTAAATAAATCGTAAGGTTGTCTATTATGACCTAATTCTCTATTTACTCCCTCTCTTGATGCTTTATCTATGTCTTCTATTCTCCAAACAATACCAGCATCTGCCATATTCATCATATTTCTACAAAAGTCTCTCTGTGAAAAACTTGGTTTATATGAACCTCTTGCATAAGTGTATCTTATTTTATATAATCCGTTTTTAGAATCTAAATAGCTGAAAGAACTTCCATTTTTCTTGGAATCTATTTCATCTTTTAATCCTAACAAACCTTTAACTTTAGATAGTGTACTTTTTTTCTCGTTTATTAAGTAATTAGCCCAATCTTCGTTATCTATGTCGCTATCTTCATCAATCTCATCAACAAATACATATTCTTTTGACATTTGTTCTCCACTTTCTGATAAATGACCTAATACATTTTCAACTTCATCATCATTCATTTTTATAGGTACGCAATTAGGAACTTTTTTACCATTTTTCATTTTCATACCATATTGCTCATATCCAGCTTGACAAGGTTTTTTTAAATCTACTACCTCATCGTGAGACTCACAAGGCATATAATAAACAACTCCATCTTCTTCGTGTTCGTGATATCCCTCACATCCTTGCTCTAAAGCTTTAGCTTCTGCTTCTTCTTTAGTTTTATAAACATCTACTCCGTCTATTTTCTTTAGACTTAACTCGTAACCAGTTTCTTTTTCTATGATTTCTTTATTAACAATGTCAATATCACTAAAATCAAGAGGTTTAAGCGTTTTAAAGTATAAATCTAATGCAATACTATTAACTGAAAGAATAGCATCTATACACTCTATCACTTGGTCTTGAAAACATTGTATTACTATATTGTCAAATAGTTGTGTAGCGTTCTTTATTTCTTCTGCATTGTTTCCTAGTCCATCGTTTCCTTCACGTATTCCTAGAAGCATTGGAGATGTAACCCTATGACCAACGATTAACTTTCTAAAGCACTCATCAGCTAAATACTGATAATGTTGAGGTGCATCGTTCAAAGGAATGTCATCTATCGTAGTTTTAGATTCGGAATTGTTATTAAAAGCTACTATTACTTTTTCTCCTCTGCTTCCAGTTAGTTTTCCTAGTACATCGCTCTTAATTGATTGCATTTTTTCAGGGTCTGGTACTCCGTTGTTAAAATTAACGACTTTAGTGCCACTAAATCCATTTATACAATCATTTATAAGGTAATCCCCTATTTCGTCCTCTAACACAGCGTAAGGCATCGCAGAAGACCAGTCTGGGCTACTATAATAGTACTTACCAGCTTCATATGGCTTTAAAACATACATTTCAACACCATTAGCTTTACCAAACCCAAATGCTGGTATTCTTTCTGGTTTTTCTGTAGGTTTTAAGTTATCCCAATGATTTGAGTAGTACCATCCTTCTATTTCTCCTTCATCATTGCATTTTTCAGCTCTTAAAGTTTCCATTGGAAAGTGATGCACTTCTTTTACTTTACCATCTTGATAAACTAATTGAAATGCAGCCATTCCTAGTTACTTTACCATCTTGATAAACTAATTGAAATGCAGCCATTCCTAGTACTTTGTAGTCATTTATGAATTTTCTTAAATCAGACTTCTTAAATAATGACATCATTTGAGCATATTGCTCTGGTCTTTTGTCTGCATCGTGTGCTGCAAGACCTTTACCATAAATCATATTAGAAATACCTATAGTAATTGCTCTACAAGTTGTTGAGTTGTTGTTTACATCAATTATGTAATTAAAGTAGTTATTATCTACTCCATATTGTACCCAATCTTTGTTTTTTAACTCTACAACTTCTGGAGATGTGTATGCTGCAAGATTTGTTACGAAAAATTCGCTCATATTACTACGTATTCGTTAGTTGTTTCGTGTTCTGTATATACGTCTTTATTAATACTATATGTACTAATAGTTTGGTCTGTACAAAATATATTGTCTTTATAAACTACACTTGTTCCATTTAAAACAGATAGTGTATA